ATTAAGACAATGACCGCACCAATAGCAATTCGGTCGCGCTTTTTGATAGCCATAAATTTGGCCTTGACTTCTTCAATTTGTGCCTTGATCTGTTCCATGTCTTACTCCGGCTTAGTCGGCCAAGTGATATTGTAAGGAAATCCTTCTTGGCTGGTGATGTCACGCAGGGCTTGACGGTAAGCAGCCATTTCCGCCGACAGAGTGTTGTCGCTTAAGGCTAGGTAATCAGTATCGGAAAGCAAGGATGCCCTGTGCGCTCTTACATTAGTAGCAGCTTGATCTTCAGAGCGATCAGAAATCGTCCATTGCTGAGTCCACTTGCCATCAACCATTGCAGGATTGGCTTCTGAAATTGATTGAGTGAGGACATCAAATGCTGGCTTTTCAGCTTCTTCTACCTTAAAAACACCATAGTCATTCAAGGTAGATTCTGGAACAGTTTTGGGAAACGATACATTCGGATTGTCACGGCGTAAGTTGCCGAGCGTGTAAGGATATTGCTCGACACTACCGTTTGTGATCTTTACATACATTTTTAAGTTCTCCTAGTTAGGGAAGCAAAGATTGCCTTGTTTATTTTGAGATACAATGCCATATCGGTCAACAAGGCTTTTCACGAAATTGTAAGAACAGCCATGTTTTGCGTGGCCAGCCCAAGAACCTATCATTTGACCAGCCTTAAGTTCCGTCATTTTATTGGTTTTTAATAAGTTAGGAATTGCCTTAAGTTTTCTTTTTATTTTCTTTTTACAATCATTTCTTAATAATCTGTGAGTTGGGTGTATTTTAAATCCAATAGTATTTACGCCTTGAGATATTGGAAATATCTTTGATTTATTTTTATTTAATTCTAAGTGTAAAATATCGTTTAAAAATATTTCTACATTATTTAAAATGTTTTTAGCATCAAATTTGTTTTTTGCTACAGTGGTAATATCATCTGAATAACGAACCCAATGCTTTATCTTTAATACTCTTTTTGCATATTGATCTAATTCATTTAAATAAATATTTGCAAAAAGCTGACTTGTTAAATTACCTAATGGAAGTCCTGCATTTTCTGGACTTGAATCTACTAAATGATCTAACAACCATAATGTTTCTTTACACTTTAGTTTTTTTCTAAATAAACTTTTTATTAAATTTCTGTCAATGCTGTAGAAAAACTTTTTAATATCCATTTTTACAATATAAGCAGATTCTCCCCAATTTCTTTTAGCGCATTTAAGATCTTTAGTTATTTTCTCAACCGCTGCGTGAGATCCTCTGCCTTCTATACAAGCGTATGTATCTTGTATATAAACAGGTTTATAAACATCTTTTAATATATTGTTTATTGCATGTTGAACAATTTTATCTGGATATTTAGGTGCCCAGATTAACCTTTCTTTTGGCTCAAATACTCTAAAGTTGTAGTACCCACTGCATTTATAAGAACCATCTAATAATGATTGCCTTAATTTATTCAAATTCACAGTCATGTTTGCGTTAAATCTCAAACATTCATCTTGATAACGCAAATGACCTCTTAGCGTCTTTTTGTGTGCATCTAGTAAATTTGCTTGATCCGTAATCCGTACAAATAAATTATCAATAGGATTCGACATTTTGGTTTTCCATTTGTACTCAGCAAAATGCCTGTTTATGTGTTCGCATATTTATATGCAAGAATTTGACTCTCTTGAGCTTTCTCAAGCCTTGTTGATGAAGCCGTAACCGCATCAATCTGATTGCCCAACACAAGGCCGCCAACCGTTATTGGTATTCACATTCGATGAGGTATTCGCATTGAAGTTAGCTACCCCGTTGTTACCACGGTTGACGCGTCTGTTACAGTCAAATCCTTTTTTCATGCTGCTGATCTGATAAATCCAGAAAGCATTGCATTTATTTCACTTAACTCAATATCTATCTGTTGAAAAAAACCATTACTAATATATTTTCGATGATTGCTTAGCTTTATTAAAACCTTCAATGTTTGAAGATGAGCATCCGCTTCTTGAAGATATATTTTTCTTTTTGACTTTACAGCAGCACCTAAAGAAATATATTTCAACACATCAAAAAACGCTTCTTTAATCCTTTGCGATAACATAAACTTTTCAGCCTTAGGAAAATTAACAAGTCTTGGATAAACTTTATACAGAAGTTGTTCTGTTTTTGTTTGTACTCTTAAACCTTGTTCTACCATATTCCTCGCCTTCGCTCGGACAAAAAGTGTGAAGTAGTCCGTCGCCTGTCGCAGCCTTATGGCTGCACCAGCTCAAGACAAGGCCGCCAACCGCGATTGGTAAACACAGACGATGAGGTAACCGCAGAGAAGCCAGCTACCCCGTAGAGACCACGGAAGACGCGCCTGCTTGTGTTTGGCCCATACACTTCTTGACACCAAGAATATGTGCCATTGCCGTAGGTATTCCATGTGTGCAAATCTTCGTCATCAAAAGATGCCCAATTTGCGCCTACTTGCGGGCCGCCATGATAAGTTTCTGATCCGCCCGGCATACCAATCGAGGTATCAGAACAAGTCATTACACCAGTATATACACGATACAGAAGATCATTCCATTCAGAATGCTCTCCTAGATCATTAGCGCAGCCTGAACCATAAGCACCATTTGTAGTTGGGTCTGCATCGCCGCCTGTTAGCAATCTAACTTTATAATCATCGCCGCCGATTGTAATTGCTGCATCGGTTCCATTGACATCTTTTGCAGCATCAATATTGTCCCAGCTTAAATTGTAACGAAATGGTTTTTTAGCTACGAATAAGACATAAGCATAACCAAGTCGATTACAAGCGGCAGATTCTCCTACATAAAACTTTAACCAGCCTTCGGTTGAAAACTGAGATGTCCCCGAAGAAAGACCGATGGTACTTGCAAGCGAATCACCGGAAATCAATTCGGCACTGGTAACGGTTCCATAATATCCAGTATCCGTTGTGGCATCGTAATCTCCGTCTGTTGCGCCGGGGCCAGAATAAATCTCTCCCATAGGTGTGCCACCACCAGCGCCCCCAGCAGCGGCTTGTAACAGTTTCTTTTTAGTTGCCATTATTAGTCCTTACGCCGGAGTTGCAATTGCCTGACCTGCTGTGAAGCCGTACCAAGTAGTTCCGGCATCACGAGTGGTAAAGACAAACACATCCACAGCACCGGAATCTGCACTAATGGTCGGAGCAGTGGCGGCAGGCCAATCTACCGAAGCAGGCCATGTGATTGTGCGAGCAGTTGAGTCTTGAATGATCTCAATGCTCATGGTGTAAGCAGTACCGGATGCAGGCGGATTGCTGAAAGTGAATGTGGTGTTTTCAGTAAGCGTGTGCATGAAAGTATTGCCAGCTTCGCAGTCCACTGTAGTGGCGTTACTGGTGGAGGTAACTGCTGTATATTTTTCGTTGTAGCTATCTGCAATCAGTTCGCCTTGAATGGTTTGATCGGCTGTAAAGGTATTTGCTACATCGTTCTTAGTGGTGTCAGCGTCATAAGCCTGTACAGTAGAGCCAATGTCTGAATCAACTACGACATTGCTGCCACCATTCTGGAGCGTGCCTGTAAAGTTAGCTGTGGTGTCATCGTATTTAGCTGTATCAGCATCGTAGCCCTGAACCGTGGAGCCAATATCAGATGTTGATAAATTTCCAATTCCGGCGCGAGGAATTGTTACATCTGCATTTCCAGATCCATCTTCAGGAGTCAGCGTGATTGAGCCACTTGCGCTATTTAGTTTCAAAGCCATTTCGTTCTCCTTACAGGGCTTTGCCGACTTGATAAAGTTTTATATCAAGCAAAGTTGAATCTGGAATTGTTAAGGTTACTCCATCGTTTATGGTAGTTCCTGATCCAGCAAAATATTCTGCATTTGCATCTAAGGTTCTATTGGCCGATACAGTTATCGTTTCATAACGATTAGTCGTCACAGAAGCCCAACTTGCAGTTGTGCCATCGGTAGTTAGGTACTTGCCTGAGTTGCCAGTTTGATCCGGCAAAGAAACAGGAGCATCAGCCGCGCTCCATCGAGTATTTGCATTATCCCATGTCAGAAGTTGCCCATCGGTCGGGGTCATTCCTGAATTTACATCGGACAAATCCTTAATTGACTCGCCAGTAATATCTTCCAGCTTGTCATCATTCAGATTGGTGAAGTTGGCATCAACTTCAGTATTGGTAAGAGGCGACCCTTTGCCCGCCCTTGTTACAATCGTAGCCATAAGAGCCGCCCCTTAACCAATTAGCTTGCTGAGATAGTGATCGTCCAGGTCACGCTGAGAGTATCGTCAGCAGACTTGTTGACCACATCAAAGACGGTACGGCAAAGCAAAGTACCGCCAGAACCAGCATTCAAGATGCCTGCTTCGGTAACTGCGCCAGTACCAGTGCCAGCGCCAAAAGTGGCAACATAAGCAACAGCATTTGAAGTCACAGTAGTCGAAGTCAAAGAAACGCGGCCCAATTCTGAACCCAGAGCGGTATCACCAGCAGCGGCAGCAGTCGTGCCTGCACCGACAGCCATGTGGCTCATCGCGGTATCAGTGGTGTCTTTCATACGGCTGGC